TAATCACTTACAGGTCCAGACCAGTTAGCAACTCTAATAGTATAAGTAGCACCTTCTGTTAAACCAGTTAATTCAATAGACTCTGGAGCACCATCTGTATTATATGTTCCACCTTCATATGGGTTTTCTGCATTTGGATCATCTGTTATTACTTGATAATACCAAGTATTGGCTGTATATCCAGATGGTAGTTCTGGAGCAATAGTTACTGTTGTTCCTTCAACTATAGGCTCTGCAAGTATTGGTGCAGGTGTTGGAATATTGTTATTAATGGCAGTTGTAAGTTGGCTAGATCTTGTATTTAATGTTGTTTGCAATGTATTTTTTGTTGATACCGCAGAATTAACAGCATTGTTTAATGAAGTTATGCTTGAGCCAAGTGCTGATATAACATAATTATTAGATGCATTTTGTGCAACAACTGGAGAAAGGCTTTGATTTAATTGAGTAATAGTTGCATTTGCTGCATCTACTGCTGCCTGAACAGTTGAAGTATTTGGATCTACGTATGGAGTAAATGATGAACCCTGACTAATTTGTCCAGAAAATCCAGTACCAGTATTTGTATCAGTAATTTCTGTGACAGTACCATTTGTTGTTTCTCTATAGTTAAATCTTGCACCATTTGGTATTGGACCAACTGCAGTTACATTTGCCATCCAAGCCCCGTCATTTGGATTAACATCAGCGTTAAACCTTATTTGAACCATTTGAGTAGAGGCATCTTGTTGTGGATAAGGTCTTAAATCCCAAGCAATATCTAGACTTGTTCCAGTAGTTGAATATGTAATTCCAGTTCCTGTACTCCAAGTTGTCCAGTCCCATCCAGCAATAGAAACTGATGGAGCATCTGGAGTTTGATAATAAACCCATCCCTGATCTACACCAAATGTTATTGTTGCATTTGAGCCTACATATACATTGTTATAAACAACTCCTCCCATTTGCATTGAAAATGGAAGATTCATTTGAACACCAGCATCGTCTACGCCAGCCAAAACGTTTGTTGTTGTTCCAATAGTTGCTTGTAAATTATTTACTGCTGTTTGAGCATTATCAATAGCAATATTTGCCTGAGTTAATTCTGTTTGTGCAGTTGATTGGGCAATCATTGCCTCTGTTCTAGATACTGATAATTCAGAAATTTCTGTTTGAGCGGTAGTTATATTAATATTATTAATTGCCGTTTGAGCAATAGTTACAGTTGTTTTAGCATCTTGAACCACTTGAGAACTTTGATCTACTTGTGTCACTGTTAAATCAACATTACTAATAGTATTAATAGCGGTTTGAACATTATTAACGTTTGTTTGTGCTGTAGATACTGATGATGATAGTCCTGATACTGCCGACTGTGCTCCTGATAATTCCGTTTGTGCCTGTGTTACTTCAACTGTAGCACTTGCAGTGGCATCTATAGCCTCCTGAACGGCTGTAGTGGCTGTTCCAAGGGCTGTATTAACTGCTTGTTGAGCAGGACTAACAACAACCTGTTCCTGATTATCTGTTGCATGTGCAATATCAGGTGCCATAATTCCAAAAACAGTTACACATAACCCTACCCCAAAGCCTATTAATACTTTACGCTTTAGGTTGTTCAATTTAGGGGCTAACTCCAATGCTAATTATATAGTTAATTATATCATGTCTTCTTAATTAACTAATCATTTTGTTGCATAAAAAAGAGGGCAGAAATTAATCTGCCCCCTAATTTATTAAGAAGATTTACTTCTTTTTGTATCCTACTGGACACACTGGATTTACTCCAGTTACCTTCTTTACAGTCTTACCCTTAACACAACTAATAGTTGTTTTAGGAGCAACAAGTGCTTGAAGTTGTTCAATTTGCTTCATGATAGATGAAATAAGTGCTACGATGCCAGTTAGGACATCTGCATTGCTTACTGCACCATCAGCAATTTTATAAGAAACAGTCTTTGCTGAATCTGTTGAAACGTATGCTGGAAGATCTACAACCATATTGTAGTTACCATTAACATTGTTAACAGTAAACTTATATGTCTTTGATCCATTTGCAAATGTATCTGATGATGTTGCTGCAGAGATTGCAGTCATACCGCCACCAGAAATAGCAACTCCAGCACCAACTGTTGATGTATCTGAAACCTTTGCACCATTAATGTCTGTAGCAGTAATAGTAAGCGTAGCGATTTCTCCTGGAATATATGAGTTCTTATCAAGAGATGCTACATACTTATTAACGCCTAGACCACATGCTGCAATAAACTCGTTTGAGTAAATTTCAGACAAATCAGATAGAACATGCTTGATTCTGACAACTGAAGATCCAGAAGTAGATGCACAAGTCCATCCACCAGTCTGAACTGCCGTTGCAGATGATGCTCCACCTACAGATACTGAGGTGACCTGAGAAGTATACTTTGTTGTATCAGCAGTTGGAGTAACTCCAGCCAATTGATTTCCAGCAGCATCCTTAACTACAAAGTCATAAGTTCCTGTACGTACTCCGCCAGCCTGTGCGATATCTACTCCAGTTACTGAAATTGATGCTGCACGTCCTGTGAATGTAACATTCTTTGTTGAAAGAGTTGTTCCATTAAATGAAACTGTGATTGTTGTGTTAACTGGCTTATTTGTATTTGCAGTTCCCTGCTTTACATAAAGCACTCCACCAACACCTGTTTTTGCTGAAGTTGAAACTTCTACAGAAGGTGAAGCATCCCATGCAACAATAGCGCCGTTAGTTGCTGTAGCCTGTAGTACACCATTTGTTGAAAGTGTTGCTCCATAGCCATCTTTTGCCAAAACATTTACGTAACCTGTTCCAGCATCTACAACTACTGTTGATCCAGCAACATCTACGCTAGAAGCAAGAGTGCCTGCTGTTGTTGTATCTTGTACACGAACAAATGAATCTGTTACAGACAAGATGTTTGTCTTAGCAGTTGTTCCTGCATAAATTGTCTTGATATCAACAGTTGAAACAGTTGCGCCAACCTTTTTCTTTTGAGTTACTGTAACGGTGCCTGCACCATTAATAGTCAATTTTACATTTGTTGGCAATGTAACCGCTGTTGAAGTTGTTGCTGTAAATGTAAATGTCTTACCTAAATTAGTAAGTGCTGCTCCCGTAGGGTTTGATCCTGCTGCTGTGTAATCAGTAAATGTTGCTGGACCAGAAATTTCTAGCGAGAGATTGTCGTCTGCAGTAGCAGCCAAAGTATCGCTTGTTGTTAATGCAACAATTGCGTTAACTCCAGCCTCTGCCTTGGTTGTGTCTGTTAGTACGGTTACACCACGAGCACCAGCAGCAAGTGAATCAGATAATACATATCCGTTTGTCACTGCAGCAGAAGCCTGTGGAATTGCAACCAAAAATGTGCTTGATACGGCTGCAGCCATAAATAAAGCGACCTTTTTAAATGAATTCATTTTTCTCCTTGTTAGTTTGTTTATATTAAGTTGAATTTATCTAAGAAATCCTTAACATCGTTAGGCATTTCCCGATTATCCAATTCTACCATAGCCTGTTGCTTCTGTGCAAGTCGAGTTGCCGAACTCCAAGTATGGACATCTATCTCTGTATTATTAGTCTTTTGTGTATGTGATATTGCTCCAAATACCGCACCACAAACAGCATCCGCTAAATCTTTAGATTTTTTACGTGGGTGGTCTACCCTATTGCCTTTCATTATTTTCAACTCTGACATTTCTTCAAGCAAAATAGGGATCATTGGAATTGAAACACGCTCTTCATAAATCATCATTGCCAAGTCTTCATAATGCTTTTTAGCCACAGATACAGTTTCGGTTCTAATACCTACAGCCTGCAATTCATTTTGAATATCAAAAGATTGCCACCTATCAAAGGAAACCATACCAAGATTAAATCCTTGTCTACGCAAATTCATAATCCATTGTTTAACTTCTGATAAATTTACTGGACCTTCTGCTCTTGGTTCCCACCAAGCAACGGCATCAACGACAACAATAGGAGCAACTTGTTCATAATCTTTAATAACTTGAATGTTAACCCATTTATCAACATGAGCAATTGCAACAGCACACTTATCATGTTTCTGTGCAAGGTCAGCATGAATATAATAAACTTTGTCTGGGTCTGGCTTAAATACTTCATCAAACCTTCTAAATGAATCTAGTGGATTTCTAGTATTCATACACTTTTCAAGTTTATCTTTTTGTTTAAAGAATGCGTCTGATGCATATGTTGGCATACATGCAAAACGCATCATTGCATCTCCCAGATCTGTATAGAATGCTAATTTAAAATCTTCTATTTTTCTTGTAGGATTTACTTCCCATGTTGGACGTTTAAATGCATAGACTCTTGGTATCTTATATGCAATAATCGTATCTTCATCCCAGGAGATTTCAAACTGATTTCCTGGATCATCATGTGGTAGGTCTTCATTCATAATAAATGTATGTTTACGTTCAATTGTTTCTTTTTCAGCAATTACCGATTCATACCGTTGAGAAATAAAGTCACCTTGATATCTAGGAAAAGATAAAAGAACTACTTTTCCAAGGTCTGGGAAACGAGAATCAACTGTACCACGAAAAGCCTTATATATATTATCTGCAGTTTTTCCTTGTTCATTACCAGTTCCAACTTCTGTAGCAAAACCAGAAATCTCATCAAGCACTGCCATAAGAAGGTTTAAACCCTCATGAGATTCTCTTTCTGAGTGACCAGAATAAACTGTAATTGCTTTATCAAATTCAATTGAATCTGCTTTAGCATTAAACTTTCCTGCAAACCATGGTGATTTTTCAATTTTTGTTTTAAAACCTTTAAAGAAAACGTTTTTTGCTTGTTGGGCGTTAACAGCAACGTTAATAATATCAATAGCATCTCCTGCTGGTTTACCAAAGTATATGGCTGGGTCTTTAAGACAAAGTAGTTTATATACTACATATGCACAGGCTACTGTTGAGATAAAGTCTTTTCCAGATCCCTTGCCAAGTTGCAGAATTAGTTCATTTTTGGTGTATTTATTAAAGTGTTTAGTT